CAGCACCGCCACCGCCTCCACAGCCACCATCTCCACCGTCTTCAGTATTAAAACCTCTACCGCCCTTACCGCCTCCGTTAGCCACAACTACAGCGGGAAAACCAGATTTTGTAAACGAAGAATTGCCTCCGTTTGTAGCTTCTGTGCCATTAGAGGAATTAACACCACCTGTACCTCCTGTGCCTACAGTTACGGTGTATGTTTCTCCTGCGGTTACTTGTAGTGAGTTTCCTGCTGAATAAAAAACAACACCTCCTGCTCCTCCTCCAGCACCTCGAACCCCACCTCCTCCTGCACCAGCTCCAACAATAAGTAATTCTATGGTGTTTACACCTGCTGGAACAGTAAATGTGCCTGTGGAATTAAAAGTTTCTACGACAGCTCCACCGTCTCCACTTGTGAAATTAGTCATTAAAAGTTGATGGCTTCCGATCATTATTTTTCCTTAAGAAATATTGCCTGTGAGTACAGCTAAATCGGCTGTATAAGTAAACACAATACTTGCAACTCCATTTGCATCTAATGTATGCAAAGCAGTCGCCGCTAAATCACCTGCTTTTACAGCATTAATAGCAGTGCAAGCCAGACTAGCAGTGCATCCGTTTACAGATACAACAGATATTATATCTCCTACAGCAAAGGTTGCAGAGGGAACTGTTATTACAACATTCGCTGAGTTAACAGTTAATTGATTCCCTGCATCTCCTATAGCTAATGTATAGTTACCAGATAAATTTTCACTTACAGGTATATCTCTTAAATCACCATCTTGGTCTGATACTGTAGATGAACCCGTTATAGCTTGTGCTACATTTAACACGGATGCCGCCGAAACTCCTCCGTCAAAATGCGTTGTTCTTGCAACCGTTAACTGTGTTATCTCTGCGGTGTTTAAACTTGTGACTGCATCCACTACACCAGATCCTGTGCTGTAAACTATAGCTGATCTTCCATCAGGTACAGTTACTTGCGCTCCAGAAGAATTTTTTATACCTACATCTACGGAAAGACCGTTGTTTATTATGTAATTTTTTTCTATATCTGGAACAGTTAAAGTTATGCCTGCTGACCCAGTGCCTGTTAAATTAAGACGTAAATGTCTAGCTACCTGAGTAGTGTTAGCATCAGTTAAACTTAATGAAAGACTATCGCCAGAAAAAGCAACATTTGCCGATTCGCAAATGGCTTCTTCTATGGCTGTACCTAAGTTTGTATTTGTAATAGTACCCCATTGGCCTGAATTATCTCCAGTTCCCATGAGTTGTATTTTTAAATTTGAATATGATGAAGCCATTTTTTTCTCCTATGCCGCCTCTTTTATTGTCTGCCAATTGGGGGTTTGATCCGTATTTATTTCTCCCCAAACTAATTCATTGCCTAAATTTGATATCATTGAAAATCCTGTAACATTTACATTAGCGTCTACAATTAAATCTATGTTGCCTAAACTAGAATTTCCACTAATACTACTTGCATTTATCCTGTTAACTAATTTTTGACTAGTAGCTCCAAGATTACCTGTTAAACCAAAACCAGTAACACTTATATTGTTATTGGTTCTTACTTCTTCATCTCCTAAAAACTTTAATGCGCTAACTCCAGATAAACCACTAACATTTGCATCCGCACTGGTAAATATGGAGCCAATGGCTCCAACCATACTCATATCGGGTAACTGAGTAGCCTCGTTCCAAGCACCAGAACCCCACGAACTTCTACCCCATCCTCCTTGAGTTGCTACTCTACCTACCGTGACTGTTGCTGATTTTTCAATTCCAGCAGACCCTACACTACCTGAAGCGGGAACACCTGTTACCTCAACTGAAATTACTGATACACCACCCCATCCAAAGTCTGAGGTTCCCCAAGTATTTTGGCCCCAGCCGTTTGACATTGTTAGGCTATCCTAATAATTGCATCTGCGCTTGTATTACTTGGGAATATTATAGTAAAGTCTCCGGCAGTAGAAGTTTTAGTTCCTCCGAAATCCAATACGCATACAGCCGCATTTGTTAAAGTAGCCCCCGAATTATCATTTGTAGAAGGGCTATTATTATAAATTAAACAACCAGCCGCATTTACAGTTACTGTGCTAAATGTCAAATCACTGAAATCTAAAAATCCAGTAGAATCTCCTGTAGTTACTCCTAAGTTTGTTAGTGCTGAACCGCCTGCGGTATATCCTGTTCCAACAGATTCGCTATCAGTAACATATGCTGTGGTTCCGGCGCTTAACGCCGCTCCGGCCGAATACAACGCTAATTTAAAAGTGTCTGATGTAGCAGATGCGTCAGGTCTAAAATCATGTACTCCCAATAATACTTGGGCTTTAAAAGATGTACACATTGCTTGTGTAATAGCCATTTTTTACTCCTCTAATAATTTAATTAATTCAGGATATCCCATTTCTTTAAACCTATGAGCTAAGGTTGTATTGTGGCTCCTGACCATTTCTTTCATATATCGAACCAAAACTTTTCTTATATCTTTTTTAAAAGCTTCGGCTTGCGCTCTCACCGCTGGGTGTGAATCACTACCAACGGCTATTATTTTATCTAATGCTCTTTCCGCAACTTCCTCTGCATTAAAACCTCTACCAGAGGTAGTCATAACTTTTACTCCACCACCTAATAATACTGATGTACTATTCCCAATCATCTTACCGGATACCTCGCTTGTTCGTTTCTATACATATCTTGCCTGTTCTTTCCTTCGCTTAATTGTTTAAGACCAGACAAGGCCTCCCCATATCTCTCTTTGTACGCATTAAATACGTCTGACTCACCTTTCATAAAAACTTGAGCCTCTAATAAAGATCCGTACAAGAGAACTGAGTCATAATTATCTCCTAACCATGAAGTATTTGCCGTAACAATAGACTGTGGATAAAAGAAATAATGTAATTCGGTTGTATAACTTTGATCTGGAGTTGGTCCTAAAATATAGGAGTCCTGATCAAACAAAGCATAATGCGTTGGTTTACCAGTAGCCGTTGGGTCTGGAAAAGATTCTCTAATAAAATTTACATCTTTGTTTAAAAGATAGGAATAAACACCTGTGGAATCTATTACAGCTAAAGAAAAATTAGCCAACCAATCAGATGGTACTGTTAAATATTGATTTCCAGAGGCCATATTTCCTGTAACATTTTTTCTTAAATCAAGAATTTGCACAGAATTAAATATTCTTCTTTCAGCTTGTCGAATAAACGTATTGATTTGCTCTTGACTGGTAAATGTGGCAGAAGCCCCATCCGTGTCAGAAAAAGAGGTATCAGGGAAATCGTTTTCACAATATCCTTTTATAGTTTCAAAAAGCTGTGTGTAATTCATTTACCTTTAGACCCGTTAGAAACAGCTTTTTTTAAGCTTGGTAAAAATCTATAACTCAAAGAATGAGAAACATCTATAGCTCCAGAAGAATAGTTTAAACCTTTTGTAGCGGCTCCTGTCCCTCTAGTTTTTAATGTTTGTGTTTTTCTAACATCATTAGGATAACCGCTCGCTTGAGGCACCGGAACACTTTTTGGTTGCTTTATAATCTTCATAAATTCTCCTATTCTGTGGTAACTATTACGTTACCCACATTTGCATCTGCAATTAAACTATTAGGATAACCAAGACCAAAAGGGTCTCTTAATCCAACTGGATTAAAACCATACTGAGTATTTCTAGCTTTTGATGTAGGATTGGCGTTTAAATCTGGCCTTGGGTTCCTTAAAGCTTGTGGGTCGTCAATAGGCTTCATTCCAACTTGCAGTTGCGGCTGATCTTGCTCAAAACATTCAGGACAAACTAAAATGTTTACCTTTTTTGTCTTGATCGTTAACTGCTTTAACTGCTTTAATTTAAATCGAAATCCGCACCTATCACATTCTGCAATAGCGTGTTTGCCAGAAGCATAAGCCCTACCCATTACCTTGCAGAGAACGAACTAGTAGGTACGACCCTAATAGACGCTTTTTCTCTGTCCTCTTCTGAGGCAAGATTCCATTGCTCCTCATAATCCTGCTTTAAAGGACCAATTCTTCCTTCTGCTCCCGGTATTTTAACAGATAAATAGTATGCTAATCCAGCAATTAAACAATTATAAAATCTAAATGGTATCGCTTGTGTGTTCACTCCGTTACCTGCGTCATCAATTCTTTTTAATCTCCAGTAAACAAAAGTATAAGTTTCAGATGTATCTGGCGCTGGATAAAGATTAATTTGAGGAGGAACTGAACCAGATGATGTTGTTGCTCCTGACCTTCTATCTATATAAACCTGTATAGGTCTGCCTGTAGAGTTTTTATTAGGTATGGTGGCGTAAGTTGAAACACTTATCCTTGTTATGCTTAAATCTTGTTGGGTAGAGCCTGTTCCTGTTCTGATAACATGCTCCAATAAATCTATGGTATCTGCCGGTAAATCATAAGTTATAGTCCCCGGAGTTAGTGCCACCGAACCTTCTTCTATTGTCCATAAATTTACTCCACGATTAGACCACTCGATTGTTAATAAGTTAAGTGACCTTCTAGCAGTCCTAAAATGATAACCAGTTCTAGCTTCTACCCCACATCTTTCAAAGGCTTCTTCTATGATTTCATTAACATTTGGTGTAAAACTTGTTGTTCCTGTTGTAGTCATTTCTTTTTAACACTATTTATATATTTTCTATACACTCCAGCGGCATCTTTTTTACCCATGACTCTGGCTCTCTGTTCCATCGCTATAGCGGCTTGTATCTTATGAGCTTTAGATCTACCACTATTTCTGATCTTACTTATACTTTTTACTGCATCATCTCTCGTAGCAAACTTTAATCCTTTTATTGTACCCTTTGGATTTTCATCCGTATATAAATCAGAATGTTTCTTAGACCTTGCGGGTTGTCCTTTTTTTCTTGGTATTCTTGGTTTTGAGGATGGTTTTAACATTTGTTGGTTTACCTCCCGGATTCCCAGCCGCTCTTTTTCTCTGAACCGCTGATTTTATTTGTGAAGCTGTCATTGTTTTTGCTTTTGCTCTTGGGACGCATTTTGGATAGCCACGTTTGCTGGTCTTCGTTGATTTGCGTCCACAGGATTGGTATTTTCCTTTTTTTTTAGGCGCACCTATATCGACCCAGTCACCTTTCTTGCCTTTACCAAACCATTCTTTTAGAGACATTAGTTAAAAACCCCCATTTGCCCGTATTTCTTTTGCTTTTTGTTCTGCATCATCAAATGTATTAAAAATAAATTCTTTAGTTCCCAGACTTTTTACCCAATCTTTTAAATTATAAAAAGAACAATGAACCCTATAATAATTTCTAAATTTATAAAGTAAAATTTTGTTAGAGTCGTAACTATAGTTTTTTAAAAAAAATCTCATTTGTAACCCCCTCCTCTGGCTTTATAAGTTCTAACTAACCATCCATTTGCATACGCAGAAGGATATACATCAAACTTACGCTTTGCTTCAGCTTTTACACGAGCATATAAAGCAGGGTTTGTAGGAGTAGAACCTGATTTCTTTTTAGTCGTTTTCTTTTTTGTAGCCACTTCTCTCCCTTTCTACTCTTAACTCTTCTCTTAACTTTTTAATTTCTTCATCTCTTTCATTCAGTTTAGTCATAAAACTTTTGACTAACTCTCCGCTGACTTCATAATGCTTAATTAAATCATCTTGCCTCTTACTGGCATCTTCTTTCATCGCATTAAAAAGTCTTTCTGAATACTCTATTTGTTGTCTTATGTAGCCTGCTACCTCCATTTAACTCTCCTTTACATTTTACCACCCATCCTCGCTGGTGCGGGTCTCATTCCCATTGTACCACTTGGCCTACCTCCCTTGCCACCTCCCATTGGCGAGGGTTGTTGCATTTGTTGGCTAAAATCATCTCTCATCACTCCTATTGGTCTAGGAGAATATGGACTAAAAGGTTGGGTGTTTTTAGAAAATTGCTCACCTGATGAAAATAACTGAGGTTTATCTTTGGAGAAATATTTTTTTCTATCTTCCTCGGTAGGAGATGCATGGACACGAAATCTGTCGGAAAATCTGGATTTGTAGCTATTCATTCGATTGCCTTGATATTGATTCATATAGTTCTGAGAATACGGATTAAAATTATAATCTGAGTATCTAGGCCTACTCGCTATGTTTTGTCTAGCTATCGCTCCTCTAAAATCATAAGGATTTAAAAACGTATTTCTGTAATAATCTAATCCAGATATTCTAGGACTTGTAGATGGTAAAGCTTCCCTCATGTAAATACCTAACTGAGGGGCTTCAGCGGGCGCTTCTGGAGGTTGGGAGGGTGGAGTCCCGCCAACGCCCGCTTCCGCCGTTTTTTCTGGTGGAGTATATCCGGGAACAGAGGTCATCTCCCTCTGTAAAGATTGACTTTCTATTTCATCTAACTCAGAGCCAAAACGATTGGCATGATAAGATATTTCTTCTTGCGAAGCTGGTCTTCCATAAGTTTCTATGTATAGTTGGTTGATAGCCTCCGCACTCATAATTAAACCATTCTGCCCCTTGTTTTACCTTTTCTAGCTATTCCGTCGGCTCTGGTTACTTTTGTACCACCGCTAACGCCACCCTTTGTACCACCTTTGGAAGCCATACCACCGCCACGCATTTTAACAGCACCGCCTTTTGCCATGGTTTTTACTGCCCCACCTTTAGCCATTCCTTTGGCTGTTTTCTTATTTTTTATTTCGTCTATAGCGCCACCAATATTATAGCCTTTAGCCATGCCGCCGCCCATCATCTTTTTAACAGCACCTCCTTTGGCCATCTTTTTAACAGCGCCTCCTTTAGCCATTACTGCACCGCCTTTTGTGCCGCCTTTAGCCATGCCGCCGCCACGCATTTTAACTGCTCCTCCTTTAGCCATTTTACCTTTGCCGTCCATAGCAAATGTAGGAATCATTTTTCCTGTTTTTGGGTCTCTACTCATAGGCATCTTAGCCATCTTCATCTCCTTTGTATAGGTTGTTAAATGTTACTTCTGGGTCCATGTACGAGTCATCCTGCTCAGCGCAGTGTGTATGTTGGCTTGGTCTAAAATCAGGTGCGCCTTCACCTGTAACCCAAAGAGCAGGACTTGTAACTCTGACTCTATTATTAGGTAATGCAACCATGTTGCCCTTCCAAGGTCCGTCTGTCAACACCATAACGTGACTCTGCTTGTGCTGGGCTGGACAGTCTGCGATTTCGCTTTCGGTGAAGTCCACAGTGAAGAGATATCTCGATGTATGAAACTCCCCGGCGATCTTACATAACCATGGGCTAGGCTTACACCTGTTAAAGGACACAATGGAGTGGTGGTGTGATGGACAGTCCCACGGTTGTGCGAGGTGGGTTTCCATTCTTTCAGGCCACTCATCCATTGGGATGTCCCCACATAAGGCTGTGATGGGCATCCTTGCCCACATGGCACCTCCGTGCGGATTACTTTCGCCTTCTTCCTCTTCACATCCTGTAAATATGATTTGGAAACTGAGACATCGGTCCGGCATTGTTGTGACTGCGACTGCCAGTCCGTGTATAAACTCTCCGTGATATTTTTGATGTCCATGTGTAAACTCTTTTCTAATCCAAACTTTTGTATATGGAATGTTACTAATTAAATATGCCACCCTAATCCTCCTTTATCTCATCTTACATCTAGTTTTACCTCTAATGGCTATGCCATCTGCTTTCCTCTTGCCATTTCCTACTGCTCCGCCTTGAGAAAATCTAAGTTTTCCTCTTTTCATAAAGTCTTTAAAAGCATCTTTGAAGTCTAAATCTTTTAGCATTTGACCAGTTGTTCTGAAGTCCTTAGTTCCTCCTTTACCTTTGGTGCTCCTAATATTTTTACCTGTTTCACCAATTCTACCTGACCTTGGGGTAAGGACTCTTCCTACTTCTTTAGTTCCCCCGGTACCCCTAGTATCTCTAATGTTTTTTTTGCTACCCATTTTTGGCAGAGGTCTTACAACTGTTTTTAAGTCTCTTGCTTTCTTTTCAGGTTTTTTTTCTACAGGTTTTAAAGCTGATTTAGCTATATTTTTAGAACTACCTAATACAGGTTTTCTAGGTCTACCAGAGCCTTTTAAGGCTTTAGGGTCTATGTTTTTTGCGCTACCCATGACTGGTTTTCTTCTAGCTTCTTCTGCTTTTGTCTTTGTAGAATATTTTTTACCTCGCCATGTGAAAGTTTTTCGACCTTCATCTTTAAATTGTTTAAACGCTTTTGCAAACGATAAGTCGTCCGTATCGGTTGCTTTCCTTGTGCTTCTATCTTTGACTCCTGAAAAAGCCGCATAGCTACTAGATCTCATTTTATTTTCCCCAAAATATTTGTTGAATCATAATAATAAAAGCAGTTACAGCACTACCTGCGCCTGCCGCCCACATTAAAGTTTTCCATCCGCCTTTGGCTTCTGATAACACTTTATGAATATCAGCTAAAGATTTTTTAATTTCTTCTATGTCTGATTTCATTTCATCCATGTCGTCTTGTATATGTTTGATTTCATTTGCCTGAACAGCAACTTTGCTCTCAATTTCCACAGGTTTTCTTCCTTTACGTTTTCTTGGTTTCTTGTTGAAAATTTTATTTATTTCTTCTTTTTCCATTACCATTTCACCTTATCCGCCCAGTAAGCCGCCGAGGACTTTCCTTTGGCTATGTTTTTACCATGCCTTGCCTTGAAACTTTTACGCTTGGATTTCATTCTGGCTGACTCTCCTGCCTTGGGTTTTCCTGCCGTTCCTGATACAGTTCCGACTTTCTTTCCCTGTTGGCCGAAACGAATAATCTTTTCTTTTCCATTAAAACACGCTTTTACAATATGTGATTTTTTAGGGTGAGAGGGGGTTCGCCTCGGCTTATTACAAGGCATTGCTTTTTTATTAACTTGTGAAGCCATTTAAGCTTCTCCGCCACCTTCATAAAACAATGTCACGCTAGTAATTGCGGCAGTGTTTCCATTTGTCATATGGATACCATCATCAAATACAATTCCGTTTTGAGGAATAGATACTCCCTGAACTCCTATTGCACTGGGTGCTGTTATTTGTAACAAAGTTGTCCCTGTGGAAGTAGCTCCATTACTAAACGTAAGATCAGCACTAGCGCCGTGAACATACTGTATACCTTGGAGTCTGCTTCGACCATCAATAACTTGACCTGTCTCTTTTTTAGTGACAGCTTTTACGTCGTCATTCATAGCCTACTCCTTATGAGTCAGTTACATTTAGATTTACGTTCTGTAGGTATTTAACAGTTACGTCAGCGATACCCGCTGTTCCATCTGCTGTTACTGCTGGGGAATATGTAGCGATTACTGTACGGTCAGTTGTTCCAATATTAATAGAAGCTGTAGCCATTCCGGTGCTATATGTTAAAGCAATTGCCTTAGCATTTGTACCATTTAGTAAAGCTGTTGTAGCCCCTGAGAATCCTACTGAAACAGTAGCCGCCGCAGAGTTATCTGAAGCCTCTACAACATTTAACATGACTTCTGTAATCTTTGAATTTGCTGGAATAACACCAACTGTGGAGGTAGCGGTTGTTCCGGTTATATCAATTACGGCTGATTGAGCCATTAATACAAAACCAACATTATTTACATCGGTTCCTACAGTCGTGCCTGTAGTTTCTTTAATTGTTCCAGATTTAACTGGACCTGAAAATGTCGTACTTGCCATTTTTTTTCTCCGTGTATTAGCACATTGTCACACCATCTCTAATACGTCAGCTAGGTCTGTTGGTGTAACTAATTAACCCTAGTTATTTTTTAATTGCTTCTTGAATCCAATTAAAAGGAGCCTGTGATTGCTCGACCATCGCTTTTGCAACACTACAATTAATATCAATAACTTGATTTGTGTTTTGTATAAACTGGTCTTTACAAGCAGTTAAAAATTTAAAATATAAATCCATGTCTTCTCCTAAAAAACGAAGGGGGCAAAGCCCCCCTCATCAAGATTAAGCTCCGGGTGAACCAAACATTCCCAATGGGTCAGAGAACCCAAAAGAATATCTTTCACGAGCCTTATAACGAACGTTACCTGTGTCAAAGTCTCCCTCCATGGAAGTAGCCATAGGTGTACGAACGAAATGCTTAAGTCCATTTGGAACATCCGTTGTTAGGAAGTAAGCGTCTCCGTCGGTTAGGTAGTGGTTAACTGCATAACCTTCTGGAATAGCTCCTGTCGTTCTAAGAGCGTTGATATCGTTATCAGCAGTTCCAGTTCTTAGGTCTGTTTGTAACAAACGAGTAGCCACGAACATTAGATCTGGTGGGATAATCAACTTACGAGGTTTAGCCGCTATCAACAGTCCTCTTTCATCTGTCCACTTAGATATTTGAATAACATGAGCCTCTAAAGAGGTTTCATTCAAATCAGTAGCAGTTGCTGGTCTGTTTGAGTTTGAACCACCTGATACCAATGGGTGAGCTGTAGAAAATAATGCTACACCGTCACCGCCCGGAAATGCGCTGTCAAATCCTTGATTAAGGATATTAGCCGCCTTTACCTGTTTAGTGTATGCCATAGCACGAGCTAAAGCCTTGGTGTAACGAGCAGACAAAGAATCATAGAGGTTGTCCTCCATGGCTTCTTCTGTAATCGAAAAACCGAGAGCAACTGTCTCATGGTTATAGCGTGAAGTGTATGCTTCCTGAGCATTGTCAAATGCGATGGCTTCGCCTTCGTTTTTAACAGGTGCCGCAGAAAAACCGGATAGTTTCGTCTCCTCCTCGAAAGAACGCTCGGAAGTTTCTGTTTCAAAAATTTCTTTGTGCTCTTCGCCGTATTTTGCGTACTCAAGCCCATATAGAGCGTTAAGTCCCGGAAGGAGTTCTTTAAGTAATTGTGCTCTTGAAATAGCCATTTAAAAATCTCCTTATACCGCTGTTGCGTCTTGATATGAATGAATCTCAAAATTCAACTTAACCAATACTTCAGGATACTCTCTGAATAGAATTGTTGAATCTGCCGGAATTGCTGTAACACTTCCCGGAACAGCGATAGCTGAATTTATTGTTACAGAGGTGGCTCCTGCCGCCGCCGCAACTGACACAAAAGAAGCAGTTTGAATAATCTGCCCTCCTGAATCTAAATACGCTACATCGGTTCCGTGAGGAATAGCATTTGGTAGTGCGGTACAAGTGATTGTTGTAGAGGAAGAGCTTCCTGTTACGGATGTAGTCTTCTTAGTGTCATCAACAACTCCCATGATTCTTACTGGAAATGCCGCTGTTGTTAGCGTATTTCCAATGTGGACAGCGTTTGCACTGTTTCCAGTGTTTCTGCTACCTGTGTTACTGAGCATTCTTTGATTCTGCCCTACTAATGCATGGTTACCTGAAGCTACGGTCGTTCCAGTAGAACAAACCACAGCTTTATACACAACATCGGGATCATCAGAAACATAAGCCATTATGTCGCCAGCTTTTGTTCCAGATGGATAATATTGTGCAAATTGTTTTTGTTTTGTCGTTGGGTCTGTGTAAGTGCAACCCAAAAATATACCGACCATACCTGAGTCGTCAGCGTCGTTTGTTACCGCCTGATGTTCAACATTACCACGAACCAATTTAACAAAATCACCGTAAAAGATATCTGTTCTGTAGTCATATTGAATTGGTAACATGCGGGTAGAACCCGCAAACGGAACGCCTCCGATGAGGTTAATCGGCTTTAGCCCGTAAGGGGCACCAACTGTAGGATAAGCCATTCTGTTTCTCCGTTATTTATCCTCTACTGCCTTTGGTAGTGGTTGATTTCTTTTCACTAAACATTGGCATACGAGGGTCATTTTGTCTATATAGATTAGCGTCCACAGCGGCCTGCTGGTCTGATGTTTTCTTAGCTATGTATTCTTTTTTAGCTTGCAACAAACCTTTAGGTGCCTTGTGAAGCATTAATCCACCAATTTCAACTTCATTTCCAGTGTTACCCCATGAGGGGATTTCTGGATGATCTTCTTTTTTGCAAGGTATATATCCTTGTGACCTTTTCTTCATAACGTTTCTTACATCATCTTGCCCCATAACAGAGGTTCTTACATATAAGAATTCGTCATCACCGTTAGGTGTTGGGTTAGGCAGTACGTCATCACTGAAATCTTTTATATTGTATTTTGTTTGGCTCATTTCACGAGTTTCTGATTCACGATTATTCCTATTAGCCATTAGCTTGCTCCTTCATAATTTGTTCTGCGTATTTTTCAATAGGTACTCCAAGACGTTTGGCAATGGATACCTGAGTTTTAGTTAATCTAACTTTATTAGAACCAGACGTTCTTGATGCTGGAGCAACTACGTTGGCGGGTTTTTTCCCGAATTTGTTTGGAAATTCCTCACGCATACGGGCATCTATCTGGCTGTAATATTCTTCTGAACCAGAAGGAACCCCACGCTTGACTAATTCATCGTGAATTCCGAAGGCGGCACCTCTCATAACTGCGTCGGTTTCAAACCAACGATTTTCAGTAACCCACTGACGGGTGCGTTCGTCAGGTACTACTTGTTGTTGTACACTATTTTGAGTTTCTTGTAAAGGTTTTTGGTGAACAGGTTCATAGGTTTCTACCTCTCTTTGTTCTACTGTAAACCTAGCTAACTTCTTCTGAGCCTCCACCATTTTATCTGGCTCTCCCGCTTCGTAAGCGTCTTTATATTCCTTTTCCGCTTGTGCGAGTTCAGCCCCAACTCTGTTTTTGTGACTCTCAAGAAGGACGGTTTCACCTCTGGATAGCTTATCTTGCAAAGTTTGATTTTGCTCTGCAACTTTTTGTGCATAATTCATAGCCTCCTGTTGCTCTCTCATAAAACGTTCTTTATCTCTTCTTTCGTCGTGATAAGCACGTTTTAATTGATTAATCCTTTTTTGAACATTTCCACTGTATGTAGAAATTTCATCCTCTGGTATATCTACATCTCCTAAATGTTTTTTTCCTTTATCCTCATCTGGAGTATCATCTACTATCTCTACCTCATTTTCGGATACTTCTTCTTCTATTTCGTAGTTTTTTTCTTGCTCTGACATTTTTTCTCCTTTAAGCACGAGTTATGCCTCGTGGGTCAGCGACAACACCTTCTACAGCGTCATCGTTAATTAATCTAAATTCCTGCTCACCCTCTTCTGTCTGCACCAAAAATCTAGTTCCGGTATAGGCTCTCATTATTATAAAATCGCCTTCCTTGCACCATGGTCCAGTCAAAAACTTTTCTTCATCCTTATAGGCTAGGTCTCCAATTTTTGTAACTAACCCGATTATGGAAGCCGTCTCTTCTGCTTTTTTATGCGTGTCAGCTCGTATAATCTTTGTGTTTTCAAATTTATCGTCTAGCTTTGGTATAGCTATAAGAATTTTGTAGCCTCTTGGTTCAGGCATTTTTAAATTGTCACTCATCAGGTAAATCCTCCAGTAGTCTAATTACACGTTGCAAACCTTTAATCTCACCCACTCCTAAAAGATAGACTTCTCTATCAACAGCTTTGTGAATTAAAGAGTCTCCAATTCTTTTAATTTCATCCTTCATCTGACTTAGTATCAGCTCTTTCAAGTCCAATTCTTACTCCCTCCTTAAAGTCTTCTTTTTCTTCTCTTTCCTTTCCTTCCTGCATCTTTTGCTCTGCCTCTAGGCTATCAATGGCAATCTTGGCTCCTTCAATTTCTGCTTGTGTATCGATTCGCTTATTTTCTCTTTCATCTTTTGCCAGTGCCTCTTGAGATTTAAGATTAAGTTCTGCCTCGTCCATTGCTTTATCGTGCTGAAATCTAGCTTGTTTAAGTTCCAGTTCAGCTTTTTGCATTTGGACAACAGGGTCTTCTGCTTGTTGTTGAGCTTGTTGTTGTTGTGCTTCCGCCTGTCCTTTCTGTAACAATTTATCAGAAGCCATAGCAACTACTCTGGACAACTCTACTTCCACATCCTCTGGTAACTTCTCATCTACCGGAGGTAACGGAACGCCCATCATCTTCTCTATTTCAACTCTATATTGGAAAGCTATATGCTCTGCGATATGTGCCTGTACTGCCGCTTGTATCGCCCCTGCATTTGGACTTTGTCCGACCATCTCCCTTATTTTAGGGTCTTGAGCCATATTCATGTGTGTCTGTATGTGGGCTTCATGGTCTTGGTATTGAAATGCTTTTGTTGGTTTACTCTTGAGTAAGCTCATGTTTTCTGATACAGGGTCCATAGGTTTAAAATCGTCTTCCAAAGGAACGATCTTTTGAACCTCTTTGACACCTAAAACCTCTAGCATTTGTCTATGCAACAAAGGCAGATCATATATATCTGGAGCTCCTTGTGCTAACTGTAAAGCGGCTTGATACTGGACTACTTTTTGCGCCATTGTACTTGCGTTTGGGTCTGACACAGGTATGACTTCCACTAAATCATAATCTGCCATTTTTGCCATTTGCGGTCCATCAACCTCATATTTGTAAACTGGTGGGGTGTAGTCCCGAATAATTACTGAAATAAGTTTAAACTCTTTTCGCATTGCATTATGGACTCTGGCCTGCACGGCTGACATAACTTTCAATGTTCGCTCTAGTATTGCCAGAGTAGTTCCTACAGGAGTTTGTCCTGACATGTCGCCAACTTTTAAATCTGCTACCGAAGCAAATCTCCTTCCTTCTTCGATAATTTGATTTAATAATTGAAACAAGGTGCCTGAAGGTTCTTTATACGGCAGGGGTACGATAGATTCTTTTATCGTGATTCCTGTTACATCTACATCTCTAAACTCTCCCGGAGCTATTGGTGTGTCGTCACCTTTGACTCGTAGGTCTTTTGATTTGAATCCGCCCGGTAAATTAGAAAGAGTTCCTGCATCTACCAGTTGTCTGAGGATAGAAGTTGCTGATTCTGCAAAACCACCTACTAAATGAATAAGTCCAAACCCATAGAACCCGAATCCGGGAACATAGGTGTAGTGAACAAAGTGCATACGTTTCTTTTTGATTGGGTCTTCTTCCAGATAGTTTCTACGGATACCTAATATCTCCCCAGTGGATAACATTGTGACCACATAAGGCAAAGCTATTTGTGTGGTTTGCCCGTCTTTCTTGTCCTCGAATCCTGCTAAGTCTAATTCACAATGACACTCAAAAATGGTATATCTTTCGTCTTTAACTGCCGAATATCCAGTTTCTTGGTCCTGACTTCTTTCTATGGTTGTTGTATTTTTTTCAGGGTCTGGTAAATCTATATCCATATAGAAACCCATGGACATTAACTTTCGCAGTTCGTTTTCTGTCTTTTTCATTCTGTGAGTGATACGAGGAGAAGACTCTAGGTCTGAAGCTCCGTAAGGAACAATCAAATCTTCTGCTGGTACAAACATTGCTACTTGCCTGTTTAAACTTGGGTCAAAGTAAACTTTCTTGAAAGCTGACCCAGCGACCGGTAAAGACCAAAGTAATCTTTCATGCTCTGTCCTGTACTCTGGCATTTTTTCTGTCAACTCGTAGTTCATGCTTTCCTGAACACGATTTGCCGCTTCCTGCTTTTCTACATTTAACTTTCCAACTATCTGTGTTTTTACAGGACCAGATGCAGGGAACGTAGATAATATGGTTTCTGACTGAAACTTTACAACTGCCTCGGATAATACAGGGTGAAATACCCCGCAGGCTCCGTCCCACGGCTCCGTTCTTTCCTCTATTTTTAGTCCGAGAAGTTTTATTCCGTCAGAATACGTTCTCTCCCATTCCTTTCGAGAATCAATATCTGTATTAATATGTGAAAGTATTTCATCGGATACTTCGTCAAGTTCACCGAGATCCATAGATTCAGCAAGGTTTTCCTCAAAGGTTACAGGTTTTACCTCAACTTCGACTTCGACTTCGCCTTCATCTGCGTCAATCTCGATTTCGATGTCCATTTCCGCTGGAACAAGCGGTTCAAGTGGTTTTTCTATACTCATTAGTAGTACTTAGCCCTTCTTTTGTAAAAAGTTGACTCTGGTTCATCTGTAGGAATCTTAATAAAACCACCCTGTCTAAATCTAAGTAGTGCTTGACTTGTAGAGTCTACCAAGTCGTCGTGATCTCCATTTGGAAATGAAGCTACTTCTTCTACAACTTCTTCTGCCCATCGTTTATCAGGGGCCCATACTAGACCGGATGCGAATAAATCTGAAATAGCGTTTATACGAGCTATCTTATCTGAACCTTTTGAAGGTGTATATTCAGAAATCGGTATCCCTGTCTTTCTCATTTCATAAATTAACGGGGCACCCGCCGCTTTTTTCTCCACAATCAACGTATCTGGTTGCCATTGGTCATAAAATTCATACGCCGTTTGCTTTAATTCTGGGAACTCCATCCTATCCTTGTAGGCATCCAAAAGAATTAGATTCGCTATCTCATCACCATTGTCATTTGGTTTATAAAATATACCCCATGTCGTACAAGCAGAGTAATCTGCTCGATTATGCTTTTCAAAGGCGGTATCCCACGACTGAATAATGTAATCACAAGGTGGGGGGTTGTCTTTTTCCCAAGTTTGCCACATATCTCGCTTGATAATTGCACCTTCCTCCGAGGTGGGGTTTTGTTGGTACTGTGCTTCCCACTTGGGTACGGGTATCTCCGCCTTAATTGATTCAAGTTCTTCCGCTTTCCAGAATTCAGGCCACAAAGGCTTTCCGGACGGCATAATCGCAGGCAGTTCTATCACTTCCCACTCATCTGAATCACGTTTAATCGAATTTTGTATAATCTGCCCGGTTAAATCTTTCTTTGACCACCTTGTCATCACGACAACTATCGAACCTCCGGGTTGTAGACGTTGTCGGGGGCCAGATGAATACCACTCATATACCCTTTCATACACCTGTGGGGATCCCATCATAGCCTCTTGCTCTGAATGGGGGTCATCTATTATCAAAACATCAGCACCTTTACCCGTAACCGCTCCTCCGACACCGATAGCGAAATAATCACCACCTTTATCTGTATTCCATCTACCTGCCGCTTTTGAATCTGCCGATAATTTCAAATCAAATATCTTTTGGAAGTCAGGAGAGTTCACAAGGTTTCTTACTTTCCTTCCGAATCCCACTGCAAGCTCCGCTGTGTGTGCTGTTTGAATAATTTTTTTCTCCGGATACTTACCTAAATACCACGCCGGAAACAAATAACTCGCAAATTCTGATTTTGTGTGCCGGGGCGGCATGTTTATAATCAACCTTTTCAACTCCCCATTGGCAACTCTCTCAAAAGCATCTGCCATAACCTTATGATGTGACCCTCCTATAAAAGCAGACCACATCTCTTGTACAAAAGGTAAGAAAGAATCCCTACAAGTCTCTGTCTTATGCGCTTGTAACACCTGCCAAACCTTTTCTATCTCCGGAGACCCACTAGGTAACGTATCTATAACCTTAAGATACCTTTTTACCTCTGCCTTAGTTAATAAATTACCCACGATTCAACACCTTCAGAGTCCTAGATTGCAAAGGAATCATCCTGACATACCGCTCATTTTGTAATTTGTGAACAATTCTATGGATGTTACTCCTACTTCTCATGTTTAAACCTTCTGCAATCTCTCTTAAACAAGGTGGGTATCCCTTTATCCTGATAAAAGCTTCTATAAAATCTAAAACTAACTGTTGTCTTTCGGTCAATGTTGTCAATTAGAGCCCTCAAAACTGTTTACCTAGTAAAATATTGTAATTGAATGTGCAAATTAGTCTGTATAGTACACGTACGTGGCTGTGGCTATAGGTGGGGGTGGGGGTACGTGGGGGTCTTGACACTCGCATTTTGCTTTAGCCCTAGTGCGTGTTTAAACTTTTATTATCAAACGTACTCAACACTGACTCAAGTTCGTGTTTAAGTTTTTCCGGTGATACTTTCTGAGTTATCTCTTGCCTATCTACAAACAGTCCTGATGCCTTACCTAACATTTCCAGAGCTCTAACTTGAACGTGTTCATTTTTACTTTCTGTCGCATGTTTAAACAATCGTTCTACGACAGTCTTCCTTAGTTGGTTGCTGTCCTCAAGATTACATTCTTGTTGTCTCTCAAATTGTTTGTCTATTTCTCTACGAATAGCCGGTTGTCGTGTAAGTTTGTTCGCAGTACTTTGTATACTCTTTTCTTTGGTGTTCGGTGATACATCATATGCTTTTCTGTATGAATCACTTGGAGAGTGGCCTTGGCATATTAAAGAGACAAATGCCTTTTGTTTTTCGGTAAGTCTTTTGGCCGGACGTTTATAGCCTATTGGCTCTCCATTCTTTTTAGTGGCAGGCTCTATACTCTTTATATTATGTTCTAGTTCTTCTTTAGTCATATCTATCTGCCTTGCTTCGCATTGGTTGCCCCGATTTTATACGAACAAAAGGCGTGAATTATTTTTAACATTACCTGCTATTTTGAACCCTAGCTCGACAAATTGCAATGTTTAAACGCTAAAAAAAGTACATTTGGAAGTACTGTAGAGATACACAGGCGAAATTGCGTAGCTGTCCTCAAAACAATTTTACATACCAAAGTAAACACTTTTGTAGAAATGCAGTCAGGGCTCTCTATTCAAGCCTGAAGTTGTATGTGGATAACTTAATCAATCCATATTTAGTAATCAAGCATATCTGTTTGTACTAGATATAGTAATTTTACTGGTCAATAACTATCCAATATTGGGCTCAAAAGCTTGGATTATTTTGACTTATCCACAGTTTAAACAAACTTTATTCCTGACATTTCTGTTGCTCAGTTGATTAATAGGTATCACTAACTTAAAAGGGGAAGCTTATGAATGAGTCACCATTTGATATTTGGAATTTCTTATTGGTTGTTATTTATGTTGTTTGCGGATTGGGGTTGAAGTTTTTAATTTTTTGGAGTCTTTCTTAACAATTTTTATAAAGTTTGTCTATTAATTAACAATATTGTGTTGACATAGTAAACAGTTTTGACTACATTAATGGTTAGGGGTAATAACGTTTAAACATTTTGGAGGGGTGCTTATGAAGGAAATCACTATCAACAATCAGTCGGTAGTCTTAACTGCTAAGTATGCGAATGGTGCTGAGTGGGTTCAGCGAGCATTTCAGGAAGTTAGACCGATAATTAATCTGGCTTTTTCTGATAAATCTGGCAAGGCTCAGGAGCCTGTTAAGTTTGGGTTTGACTCTAGTCAGTTGGATAAAATCCAATTTGCTGTCGGGTTCCAGTCTCGACGTAATCGCACTAAGAACCCATTGACCTGCGAGGTTGTTTTGAATGCGAGCCCTGATGTTCATCAAGTGTCTATCGGGATTGATATTGCAAACGAGCAGGATGCTTTGGCTTCCATGTTGACCGGTATTGCTAGAGTCGGTTTCGGTTATTCGCATTTAAAGAAGTTAGAAAAGGATGCAGGGAAACAGGGTCTAAACTTTGATTCATCGGGCTTTGAGTTTCATGGAGTGAAGATTAAAAACTACCGTTGGTTTTTACGTTGGTTTGGTCTAGATGTATCTGACCCAGTCCGCCCTCGTTCTACCGATAACTTTACTCAGGAATATTTAAACCTGATACAGGAGTTAGGCGAGTTTCCACATCAGGCGGTGAAGCTTAAAAGTAACAAGCTTGCTAATAATGATAGTCGGGCTATGCTTTCCGGCAAGTGTACAGAGTGCGATGCCCGTTGCTCTGTACTCAAAGGACAGCTAGACCGGTTCGGCTCACCATTGTGTCCAGTGCACAATACGCCTTACCACTTCCCACGTTATCAATAATAAGGAGATACGAATATGACAAAAGGTCAAAAATTACAGTTATCAAAATTGTCGTTACATCAGTTGAAGGCTATAATCGCTAAGGTTTCTCGAAGCGGTGTAATTCAAATAGACGATCATTCGTTTAATAGACTGACAAAAGAGCAGGCGCTTGAGTTTGTTATGCACCCACGTGTCGGTAACAAGTACCAATTTGAGCAGTTGATGTCAGTAGCTAAGGGCGCAGGCACCAGTGAAGGCGTAAAGACTACTGGCGGTAATGAACTCGCAAGCCTTATCACTCGTGCTAAGGAATTGCAAAATGAAGTTGACAAACGTTTTGACGATGTCAATGGACGTATGAGTCACCAGTTAAACCACATCGAGCAGACTCTACAAAACGCTACAGCCGATATTCAAAACGCATTGAAGCCT